GAAACCCTGGGCCTCGAGCCATTCCTGAAAGTCCATATCTAAACCCTTTGGGTCTTGAGTTGCTGCAATGGAGGTTGTGGCGCGGTCTGCGTCAGCTCCCACACTCACAACGCTAGTTTCGGTCCACATAAACGCGTTGACGACATAGACCGGACCTGATTGCCTTCTGCCGTTCACTGTTACTGTTTTGCCAGCCTTTACAAAGGTTGGCTTTTCCGTCATCCGTCCGCCGATGCTGGCCTGCCAAGGGTAGCCGTTGCGGCTTGCCTCGACGATCTGCCGTGCATCATCAGACGTTTGACTGATTGTGCCTTCTACCTGCAACGAATCACTGGCGACAATCGGACGCCCGTGGCCGACCGGCCTCTTGCCGTCGTGATCCCGCAGGATTGGTATTGTATCCGCGCCCCCGTGTACTTCCACACCCTCAGCAGCAATGACCGCCGGGTGCGGAAAGTTGCCCAAGTGCAGACGACCACCGCCGTATGCCTGCATGGTAAATTCTGGCGATTTGGCTTCACCATCAGCCGCTTTGATCTCAAGCGGCCCAGCGTCAAACCTGATCGTCTGATTCATCCGTTTGTTGCGTTTCGCTCTGCCCATCGTCTGGCTCCGGTTCTTCTGTGTCTGCTTCTTCTGCCTGTACTGCGTTGCCGTTGCTAAACAGCGACGCCCCGAGCACCTTGCGGTATCCCTGAACGTCTGGCAGTCCTTCTTCGGTCATGTACCCAAACGAAGCCGCCGCCTGTGCGTCGATCTCGTCCATGTTCAGCCCCGATTCTTTCATTTCGTGGGCGCGGCTGGTCGTTCCAGATTGCAGCCGTGTACGCTGTGCCGTGGCTTCTTTGCCAGGATCAACGTGCGGACGCTTGTCCCACTCCCAACTGTGCGGCACTCGCATGGCAACGCCGGCAGTCCCGTAACGTGCCGCTGCGTCTAGCACGTCAGAAGCCATCGCAGCCGGCAACATGCCAAGCAATGCTGACTCAAGCAGCCAATCGCCCAGCAGCCGATCCAAAACGTGCTGCTCAATGCGGCTTTGATTTACCCGCAAAGCCCGATCATACACTTGATGATCTAGCCGGCCAGATGCGTAGTTGTATCCTGAACTGTCAGCAGCAGCGACGTTGTACGGCATACAAACGCACCGGCTCACTTCGTTCAGGATCTCACGCTTAAACATCTGGTACGTCGTCGCCGGATGCTCTGCCGATACCTGCCCTAACTTGTATTCGTTGGGTAGAACCGTGGCCGCGTTCCGTCGCAGCTCAACGGTTTCCCACGCTAGTTCCTCATCAACTGAAGAAGCTGGCGCGTCGGTTTGTAGCACCATGGCGTGATTGGCTGCTGTTTCCGCTGCCGCGACGGTTGCGAGAGTAAACCGCCGCATGAACGCAAACAACGGCAACGCCGTTACTACTTCCGAAATGCCCCTATGCTGTTCTGGCCGGTCTTGCCTGTAGAAGTGGATGATCTGATCACGCCGGAACGTATTGAACTCGAGCAAATTGGTTGCATCCGGTGAGCCTGGGTGGACTCGCAGAATATCGTACGCTCGCGCGTTCCCGTATTCGTCCAAGTGGATGCCGTCCACATAATCCGGCGTGTCCCACACCCCGCCCGGTGCGGTCAGCCGGTCAGCTTCTACAAGCTGAATATCTAGCTTCACGTCTGCCGGTATTGGCGGATTTGTGACAATCTTGGCGATTGCTTCGCCGTCCACTGTCTTGGATGTAACCATCGTCCGCAACTTGTCAGACAGCCGGCAGGCTTGCGACCAATAGCCCCATTCACGCTCGATCTCTGCTGATTGTGGTTCTGGTAGGTGCAGCTGCAAACGTGGACCAGTCCCTACGGTATCCTGAGCCAATGTCTCAAGGATGCCCCGCCCGTAACTGTTATTCTCAAGCACCTCGTATCGTGCTCGGTTGCGGATGTTCTGGCGGACCAAAGGTGACCCAGTAGCATCCGCAGACGCACCGTTAGCAAATGACCAGTGATTGGCGTTGTCCTGGTCGTACCCGCCAGCGTCATAACTGGCTTTGATCGGCTTTCCCATCAGTTGCCCCTCGCGCTTGGCGGCTGGAATCGGCCTTTGTAGATCGTTGGAAAACCTTTGACCTTTTTACTGGCCTCGTAGCGGTCCAGCTCGATCTGCTCTTTGAGCGAATGGTTGACCCACGCACCCTGATCGCCGGTAACAGACTTAGGCTGCTCCGCCATCTCTTCGAGCTTCGTTTTCTTTGGTTCGCAATCCATGGCCATATCCTACCAAATAGGTGACGGTTTTACACTAGTTACGTTTTGCACGGCCAAGTAGCTTGGCTTTGCCCCTGCCGTTGGGTTTGCGTTTCTTCTGCTGCTTCTTAGCTTCCGGCATGACTGTTACGCCCAGCAGCCCCGCCAGACAGCAGTTACCAACCAGACAATCCCAGTAATCGTTGTTTGGTTTGCCGGCGTTCTGCTTCCATTCGATAACCTGATTCCCAGTCTTGCCAATGACAATCGTGGGATCTTCTGCGGTGCAATGCTCGGCAAACATCCGATGCTGGTGCGGCTCTGCCTCGAATAGATTGATAGACCGATCCGACCCAACAGGTGCGATTAGTCGCTCTGCGGCCCATGTTTTCCACCAATTAGTGTCAATCAGCAACTCGCGGACGCCAAAGGCCCGTGTTTTGGGTGGTTGTAGCCGGCAATGAGTGCCGAGCTGGTCCCGCTTTCCTTGTACAAACTGCTGCCACGGCAGCTGATTTGCTCCGATGTATTTACCGATCGACGGGTGAATCATGCCTTTAAACTGGCTTTCCGAGCAGTACCGCCGCACCGCTGCGGCTGATTCGCTGTAACCAGCATCCACGGCCATCATCTGCAAGCCCAGCGTTGCACCGTCCGCACGATACAGGTGCCGGTTCTGATCGACTGACCCCGGCAGGCTGCTCATTGGCCGGCGTAGTTTGCTTTTGGTGAAGTACGCCGTTTCCTGATCTGGCCAGGTGCCGTAGTCAATCACAGTACCGCGGCCGCTGGGAGTCCACGCCATCAACGCAAAGAAAAGTAGCTCCTTCTGCACGTCCACAAATGCTGTCACTGTCTCAGCTTCTGCGGGTATTTCGTTGCGATTGACAGGTATTGTCCGCCTGCTGATGTGCTCGGCCACAAGATCAAACGCAATCTGGTCGTTGTCGTTGAGCGGGTCGTTCTGGTACTCAGCCTGGAACGCTGATTCATCACGTATCTTTAAATCATAAGCGTGCTGGATGGCAGACAGTGCGTTTCCTTTGCGTGCCGGCCAAGATACCCGCCCGCCCTTGTCCATCTCGTCGCGGTGCTGCTCGTAAAATGTCGTTGCTTTTGAACCGTCACCGCCGTCAATGTAGTCTTGGCTCTGGATGCTGGCGTACTGATCCCAGAGCTTTGAGTTGTCTGGCCATCTGGTCACCATCTGCATTTTGTCACCCTGCCAGTTAGGCGACAGCTGACGATCCAGCAGCCGGTCTGCCAAGTCGCCTTTGTAGATGACGGTGCAGGTGGTGATTGCTGAGATTTCCTGACGATCCAGCAGCCGGTCTGCCAAGTCGCCTTTGTAGATGACGGTGCAGGTGGTGATTGCTGAGATTTCCCGCGATGGCCCTGCGAGTCCCAAAATGTCGCCCATCATCGTTTCGTGCCGGGCTTTGCACTGGGTTTCACTGCTGGCTGATTCTTTGGTCTGCGGGTCGTCGATGAGTGCCAAGTCTGGCCGGACAATCTCGCCTTTCATGCTGACAGTCTGCTGGCCACGTACCTGGCCGGTAATGCCGGCAGTTGTCAGGTACGCCCCGTTTGTTTTCTCAAGTCCCTTGATATGGCCAAAGCAGATGCGGTCTGCGTTCCACTCCGGTGCGGTTTGCTTGCCTTGGCTGCGTTGCCCCCGAGCCCGTATGCTTTGCCCCTCCATCTGGATCAAGCAATGAAGCTCCCGCCCGTAGTATTCTTTCAACTGCGGGTTGTAAAGGATCTCGGCCTTCATGCCCTTAAGCAGCTGCCGGGCTGCGATCTCAGTTGCTGCAACGATGCAGCAGTATTTACGCCGGCCAGTCAGCAACGCCCACAAGCCAGCTCGCACCATGATTGAAGTCTTGCCCGAGCCACGCGGCATCGCCAAGGCTTTCAGCAATCCAACATCCGCAGCCCGTTCAATGGCTGGGAAAAGCCGCAGATGATCCTCCGACCAATCGAGCGGGAAGGCTTCGGGATAGCAGATTTCCAGATGCCGCTGCAAAGATTCGTCCGACTCGAGCCGGGCTGTTTTCCACTTTTTGGTGCGTGGCTTTTTGGGGGGCGGCCCAATGTCTTGGACGTTCTGAGCACGGTTGCGTTGACCGTTCAGATTACGTTCGCGTTCAGACTCAGTAACCATC